TCAGCCTAAAAACAAGGATGGTACTGCTAAAAACGCACTGGACATGAAAGCTAGTTTGTTCGGTGAAGGCAATGCCATAAAAAGATAAATATAATACGGACCTTTAATCAAGGATAGAAAATGGACTTTAAATCACTAATTAACAAAATCAGCAGCTTAGATGACAAAATTGAAGCTGTTGCTGCACCCGAGCTTCCAAAAGCTGTGCAACTAAACGAAGATGCAGAACTACGTGTTCTAGCAGGTACTTCTTCTTATATCACAGAAGCTAAGAAAAAAGCTGAAGAAAAGAAAGAAGAAAAAATGGATGAAGAAATGAAAGTGGGCGATAAGAAGCCTTCATCCACAGGCGGAACCATTGAAAAGACCAAAACTGGTATCAAGCATACTGCAGGTAAACACTATGGTGGTTCAGAAGAAAAAGACGCCGATGACGACATGGATCATCCTAAAGATAAAAAAGCTAAGAAAGCTAAAAAAGAGTCCATTGATCCAGAAGCATTCAAAGAGAAGTTTTCTAAGATGGTAGAAGCTGCTAAGCCAGACTTTCTAGACTTAGACAAAGACGGCAACAAGAAAGAGCCTATGAAGAAAGCTGCTGCTGACAAAGGTGGCGACAAGAAAGACGGCAAGAAAGGTATGAGTGCTAAACAAGCCAAGTACTTTGGCAAGAAGAATGAATCTGTAGAAGAAGGTTCTACTGGTGACTATTCTGCTAAAAAGGCTCGTGCTGGTAAGGACATTGGCAAGCCAGGTAAGCAGTTTGCTAAGATTGCCAAGAAGGCAGAAAAGGGCGGAGCCAAGAGTGGCGAAGCAGTTGCTGGCGCAGTTCTAAAGAAACTACGTGCTAAGGAAGGTGTTGAGTCTACGAAGACTATGGTAGCTGAATCAGTAGAACAAAAACTATCTTTCAAAGAAATGATTAAGTTAGTTGTAGAAAGTGGCGGACAACAACAGATCGATCCAAAAGACAAAGAATTGTTTGCTTGGGCAGAACGTGTTGCTCGTAACAAGTATACAGAATCTATGCAACAACAAGTCTACGCTGGTTTAGTATATGAGCGTATGGGCGGCGTATTTGAAATGTACGACGTACTTGCAGAAGACCAAAAGTAATTTTACCAAATTACAAATAAAAGCCAGTCTATCATTGACTGGCTTTTTTATTCACTATATAATATAGATTCATAGGAGAATTACAATGGCAAGAATGTACGGCCCAGAAGAAAAAGCTAAATTGGAAAGACTAATCAATGAAGGTTCAAATGTTCTACGTGAAGTAGAAGATCTTCAAGAGGGTTTAAAAGAAACCGTAAAAGCAGTTGCTGAAGAACTTCAGATCAAACCCAGTATCATTAATAAAGCAATTAAGATTGCACACAAAGACAATTGGAAATCTCATGAAGAAGAATGGGATGAAATTGAAATGATTTTAGGCGTTACCAAGCGTTTGCCTGAATGATAGAAAAATTATATGGCATTATCAACTGGATCCGACAAGATTACTCAAGTAATAGAATACGTTTTTGTCTTGAGGTCTTTGCTTGGATTCTTTCTATTGGCTGCGCTGTCACTATGGCACTCACCGTTCCAACACCACCTTTCATGGTTCTTTACCCTCTTTGGATACTTGGGTGTGTTGTATATGCTGGGTGCTGTTATCATCGTGGTTCCTTTGGTCTGTTGGCTAATTATGCTCTTATGGTCACGATAGACAGCATAGCTTTGGCAAGATTGATAATTACTTAATATAGATGGTAGGCGAGGCCATAAGCCGCACAGTAGGTATTTGCAAGCCGTAAATTGCATAGGAGAAAAATTTGAGTTACGTTGACGCATTCTATGACCGCGAAGACGACATGATTCGTGTCGTTGAACGCAATGACAAAGGTGAAAGGCACTATAAAGATTACGCTGCCAAACATCTTTTTTACTACTATGATCCCAAAGGTAAGTTTCAATCAATCAAAGGTGAACCTCTCACCCGTGTAAGCTGTAAGAATGTCAAAGAGCTACGCAAAGAACTAGCCATTCACAGTAATAAGAAACTTTACGAATCTGATATCAATCCAATCTATCGTTGCCTAGAAGATCACTATCTAAACTCAGATGCTCCTAAACTGAATGTAGCATTTTTCGATATTGAAGTAGACTTTGATCCGGAGCGTGGCTATGCATCGCCCGATGATGCGTTCATGCCAATCACTGCTATCGCTGTTCATTTACAGTGGATGGATACGCTGGTATGTCTTGCTATTCCGCCTAAGACTCTTAGCATGGAAGAAGCGAAAAAGGCTGTAGAAGAATTTCCCAATACCATGCTGTTTGAAACAGAAGCAGACATGCTTGATACATTTCTAGATCTCATCGAAGATGCAGATGTGTTAAGCGGTTGGAATTCAGAAGGTTTTGATATTCCGTATACCGTTAATCGTGTTACTAAGGTTCTTTCAAAAGAGGACACACGTAGATTCTGCCTATGGAATCAATTTCCCAAGAAACGTGAATATGAAAAATATGGAAAAACTGCTGTCACCTATGATCTCGTTGGACGGGTACACTTGGATAGCCTTGAACTTTACAGGAAATATACCTATGAAGAAAGGCACACATACCGTTTGGACGCTATCGGAGAAATGGAAGTTGGAGAAAGTAAGACTGTCTACGAAGGCACATTGGATCAACTCTACAACAATGATTTCCGCAAGTTCATCGAGTATAATCGTCAAGACTGTGCGCTGTTAGATAAGTTAGATAAAAAACTAAAGTTCTTAGATCTTGCCAACACACTGGCACATGAATGTACAGTTCTGCTCCAGACTACTATGGGTGCTGTGGCGGTTACTGAACAGGCCATTATCAACGAAGCTCACAAGCGTGGAATGATCGTTCCTAATCGCACACAACGTGACCCCAATGAAAGCACGGCGGCTGCTGGTGCTTATGTTGCTTATCCTAAGAAAGGCATCCATGAATGGATTGGTTCGCTGGATATTAATTCGCTGTATCCTAGTGCGATTCGTGCCTTAAACATGGGCCCTGAGACTATTGTCGGACAACTGCGTCAAGATGGAACTAAAGCACATATTGAAGCTGAACAGGCCAAAGGTAAATCCTTTGCGGCTGCTTGGGAAGGTATATTCGGTTCACTTGAATATACCGCCGTGATGAATCGTGAAGTTGGTCGTGAAATTACCATTGACTGGGAAAACGGCAGCAGTGATACTCTAAGTGCTGCACAGATCTATGATTTAATCTTTGAAAGTAATCAGCCGTGGATGATTTCCGCTAACGGAACTATCTTTACATACGAGAAAGAAGGTATTATTCCCGGCTTGCTAAAGCGTTGGTATGCTGAACGTAAAGAGATGCAGGCTAAATTAAAAGAATCAATTGCCGCAGGTAATAAGATTGAAGAAGAATACTGGGACAAGCGTCAGCTGGTTAAGAAGATTAACTTGAACAGTTTATACGGTGCTATTCTTAATCCAGGTTGTAGATTCTTTGATAACAGAATTGGTCAAAGTACTACACTCACAGGACGTCAAATTGCCAAACATATGGCATCAAAAGTTAATGAAATCATTACCGGAGAATATGATCACGTTGGCAAAGCAGTGATCTACGGTGACACAGACTCTTGTTATTTTTCTGCGTATTCAACGCTGAAGAAAGACATTGAGAAAGAGGTTATTCCTTGGTCCAAGGAAACCGTTATTGAACTTTATGATACTATAGGAGAAACTGTTAATGGCACATTCGTCAAATTCATGTCTGACGCCTTCCACGTACCAAAATCTCGAGGAGAGGTTATCAAGGCAGGAAGAGAGATTGTCGCATCAAAAGGTCTGTTCATTACTAAGAAAAGATATGCCGTTCTCTACTATGACAAAGAAGGAAAACGAGCAGACGTCGACGGCAAACCAGGCAAGATCAAGGCCATGGGGCTCGACCTCAAGCGGTCAGATACCCCGGTTGTTATCCAAGACTTCTTAAGTGAAGTACTGACTAAAGTTCTAAATGGTGTTCCTAAAGAAGAAGTATTGGGATATATCGCTGACTTTAGAACAGAATTTAAAACTCGTCCCGGATGGGAGAAAGGATCGCCTAAACGTGCCAACAATATTACAGAATACGCCAGTAAAGAGAAGAAAGCTGGCAAGGCAAATATGCCTGGTCATGTTAGAGCAAGCCTTAATTGGAATACGCTCAAACGTATGTTTGACGACAAATACTCAATGTCGATCACAGACGGTGCCAAAGTAATCGTTTGTAAGGTCAAAGATAATCCTATGGGCTATACTTCGGTAGCATATCCTGTAGACGAACTGCGTTTACCACAGTGGTTCAAAGATTTACCGTTCGATGATGCCACTATGGAAAATACAGTCATTGACGAAAAACTAGAAAACCTTATTGGTGTTTTGGAATGGGACATCAGTTCAACAAGGTCGGACAATACATTCAGCAAATTGTTTGATTTTGAGTGATTTCAGGGTTGATTTTCACTCAAGATCTAAATATAATCTTAATATACATGGAGACTCTCTAAATGAAAGATATTTTACAAGACATCGTA